GAGCTTGGGCCATGACCTCAACCGTATTGATATTAAGGTGATTCCGGGTGTCTTGCTGCGCGGGTTAAATCGTGCCTCATTCCATGATCTGCTGTCCCTGCAACGGGATTTCCTGCCCGCTTTTCCACTTCTCGTAGGCGTCCAAATACTTGTTCATCCATGCTTCGGGAAGTCGCCCATTGGAAACGTCCTGCTTCATGTTCAGCTTCCAATCAGCAATCTTGGACTTGAAAATGTCTTTTGAATACGGCGGGGTAATCAGCGCATATTCAACGTCTTTTGCAACGTAATGGCCTGCTTTCAAGCTTGCGGGTTTGTCCTCTACTGCAAGAGACTCAAAACGCACATAAGCCGGACGATCTTCCCTGCCGTTTACATCGCCTACGATATTCATTTGCTCTCCTTTGGTTTGTCGGTATGCTCACATGAACATACTGAAAAACCCCCCGCCCGAAGGCGAGGGATAACACACTGACACGAAAGCTATTGCGTAATAGTTCTCATGTCACAGCCATCATACAGGCAGGATTATTGATTACACCAGAACCAAAGCCGGTGTAAGTGCCGGTAAGGGTTACGGTGCCAGTTGCGGTGTTGTTCCGACCACTAGCAGTACCAATTGCAGTACCAACGTAGACGGTATTACCATCCGGGTCAAGAGCGGCAACCACAGTGGCAGAGGCGTTGATGCCAGTGCCAGTAATGGTCATGCCCAAGAACCAGCCATCGTAGCCATCAGCGCAAACGATGCGGTTGGTGTTGGCAAACGTGGTTGCAGTACGGGTACGAGTACCAGTAGCAGCAACACGGTTACGAATACCCGTTACCTGTTTGCCAGTAGCGGAATGGGCGGCGTTGAGTTGAAAAACAAGGCTGCTGGCTGGCTGGCTCAACTGAACGACAAAGGGCCGCTGACGCAGAAAATCGCTGCTGTAACCACTGAAAACGAGCAACTGAAAAAGAGCGTTGAAAGCCTGCAAAAACAGGTAGAAACGCTGATGGAACACGCCCGCAATGGTCAACCCGCAATTCAGGTTGAATCTGTTGGAATCGTTGCTGCTGATATTTTGGACGATGGCGACATTGTTGCTCAATACACAGAGAAATTCGGGAAACCTCCGCACCATCGGATGAAACCTGAAAACATCGCGGCAGCACTACAGGAGTAAGTTATGTCGATGACCCTGCTGCAAATCGTTTCAAACTTCTGTTCTCGTACCGGACTTCCTGTGCCGACTACGGTGTATGGAACGAGTGACCCACAAGTAACCCAAGTTCGCGCCTTGCTAGAGGAAGAAGGCAACGACTTGGCATCGCGTGGTTCGTGGCAGGGGCTTATCAACGAAGCAAGCCTTACGACTACCGCAACGGAGAGTCAGGGGGCAATGTCCACGATTGCCAGCAACGGCTTTCGGTACATCCTGAACAACACCATTTGGAGCCGTACCCGTAGGCTTCCGGTATGTGGGCCGCTCGACCCGCGAGAATGGCAGATGCTTAAAGCCCTTTTCGTCAATGGGCCTTACTACCGTTACCGAATTCGCCAAGATGAAATGCTGGTCAATCCTACCCCGCCTGCTAACGAAGCGTGGTATTTCGAGTACGTGAGTTTCAACTGGATTCAAGCAACAGGTGGCGGTGCTTACAAGCAGTTTTTTACCGTAGATACGGACGAAGTTCTACTGCCTGATACGCTGCTTTTGCAGGGTTTGCGGTGGCGCTGGAAGAAAGAAAAGGGCCTGGACTACGCAGAGGACATGCGTACCTATGAGGCACAGCTAAAAGATGCTCTTGGTAGGGATGGTGGAAAACGTGTAATTTATCAAGATGGCGGCCCTATGAACGGCCCTAGACCGGGAATTTTCGTGCCAACTGGAAGCTGGAACGTCTAATGACAATTGACGAATTTATTCAAAATACTGAAAAACGCCAGTCCGGTTGTTTGGAATGGGTACGAGGTATTGAAGGTCGCGGGTATGGCATGGCATGGCACGAAGGGAAACAAATTAAGGCGCATCGTTTGTCTTGGATTTTATTCCTTGGAGAATTGCCAAAATGGAGCGGATACAAATCCGCTGCATGTGTTTTACATTCTTGTGATAATCCAAAGTGCGTTAACCCAGATCATTTGTTTCTTGGAACGCAAAGCGAAAACGTGGCAGACCGTAAAGCAAAAGGACGGACTGCTAGACAGTGTGGCGAAAAGCATGGCATGTCGGTATTGAATGATTTGGCTGTAAATGAGATAAGGAATAGCAATTTACGCGGAGTTGAATTGGCTGGAATTTATAAAGTTAGCCAAGCAACAATTAGCTTAATAAAAAGCGGTAAACGGTGGGCGCACGCATGAGAACCGCTCTCCGCGCTAAAGCAAACACGCGACAGCAAATATCGCATGTAAAAACCTACCCCGCTCCGGTGGGTGGGCTAAATGCGCGTGATTCACTGGCAGCAATGGAGCCGCAAGACGCCATTGAGCTTGATAACCTTTACCCGCATGGTACTTATGTAGAGTTACGAGGGGGTAGTGCTAATCACGCTACAGGAATGACAGGAAACGGCAAGACGTTGGCGGTTTACAACGGCTTGAGCGGCACAAATACCATGTGGTGTACGACTGCAAGCGGAACGTACAACGTGAGCAGTGCCGGTGCTGTTGGTGCTTCTGTGGCTGCGAGGACAAACGGCAAACACCAATGGATAAATTTTGGTGACGGTACAAACCAATGGCTGATTATGTGCAATGGCGTAGACAAGCCTTTGTACTACGATGGAGCAACTTGGACTGCTGTTGATGGTGTATCTGTACCCGCTCTTACGGGGATTACGACTACAAACCTTATAGCGCCCATGATTTTCAAGGGTAGGCTGATGTTTGTTGAAAAGAACAGCCTGTCTTTCTGGTATCTTGCTGCTGGTGCTGCTGGTGGCGCTTTGACTGAATTTGACCTTTCAGGAGTTGCCCAAAAAGGCGGATATTTGATGGCGATTGCCTCAATCAGCATTGATGCTGGCGATGGCCCGGATGACCGATTTGTAGCAATTACCTCAGAGGGTGAAGTGCTGATTTACGTTGGCACAAACCCATCCTCCTCGACAACCTGGGCGTTGGTCGGCGTCTTTACCGTTGGCAAGCCTCTTGGACGTAGGTGCCTGACCAAGTTTGGCGCTGACTTGGTTCTGATTACACAGAACGGTGTTTTTCCGCTTTCTAGGGCGGTTTTATCGTCTACGATCAACTACAAAACGGCGCTTTCGGACAAGATTCAGAACATATTTAACGAAGATTCCATTGTCTACGGTGCCAATTTTGGGTGGGAAGCGATTGTTTATCCGGCTCAGACTGCGCTGATCGTAAATGTGCCAATTGCAGAAGATGGAACGCACCGGCAGTATGTAATGAACACGCTTACAAATGCGTGGTGCCGATTTGATTCATGGAATGCCGAAGATTTTGCGGTATTCAATGGCGAACTGTACTTTTGCACAGGAACAACGGTAGTCAAGGCATGGACAGGAACGGCTGATCTTGGAAGCAATATCGTAGCCTATGGAAAAACAGCGTTTTCGTACTTTGACAATGTTGGACAATCCAAGAAGTTCAAAATGTTCCGTCCGGTGCTATCGGTAAATGGAAGCATTAACTTCCTGACTGACATTGACGTAGATTTCCAGGACAACATGATTACCGGAACCGCTAGTTACTCGGTTACAAGCGGGGCAGTATGGAACAGCAGTCTATGGAACCAATCTTTTTGGGCTTCCGGCCTGCAAGTTACAAAAGCATGGACTTCACCGGATGAATGGACAGGTTATTGCGCTGCGGGAAAAATCAAGATTACGACCAATTCACTTGTAGTTCAATGGATGAGCGTGGATTACATGTGGGAAAACGGTGGGGTTCTGTGAATGGTTTGGTTATTGGTGATAGCGTAGTTGAATGGGTAGCAAAGGCGACTAAATCATCGTTTGTAGACTCTCAGGCAATTGGATGGGCGAGGGATGGGGAAATCGTTGCAGGAGTCGTTTATACCGATTGGAATGGGCCAAATGTAGTGTGCCATATTGCTTCGGATGGCTCAAAAAGATGGATGACAAAAAGGTATCTGAAAACCATTTTTGACTACCCATTTACGCAATTGAACTGTGATAGAATTACCGTGTACATTGGCGAAGGGAATAAACCTTCTCTGAACCTTGTTAAGAAGTTAGGCTTTACGCTGGAAGCAAGGCTTTCAAGTGCCCACCCGACAGGTGACTTGCTTATCCATAGATTATGGAAAAGAGACTGTCGATGGCTAAAAATCGCCTAAATCGTAACGCTGATGATTATTTCCGTGACATTGAATCGCGGATAAAAAACACTTGCTTTGGCAAGGATTCAAGCCCGCCGCCCGCACCAGATTACAGTGGTGCCGCTGCCGCGCAGGGCTTGGCTAACAAAGAAGCTGCCTTAGCTTCTTCACGGCTGAATAACCCAAACGTAATCAATCCGAACGGCACTCAGACTTGGACTGAGGGAGCTACGCCAGAAGCCCGCCCGACAATGACACAAACGTTGTCGCCGGAACAACAGAACCTTTACAACCAATCCATGCAGACCAAAGGTTTGCTCGGTGGTTTAGGGATTCAGGGTGCTACGGCACTTCAAGACGTTGTTGGGCAAAACCTAGACTTGTCTGGTGCCCCTGCTGGTGGTGGAAGTTACGATACTACCCGTAAAAGCGTCTATGACGCGATGATGAGCCGTGCCAACGAGGACTACGGCAAGCAGACTGACGAAGCCAATTCTTCGTTGATCGCTGCTGGTATCAGGCCAGGTACGAAGGCTTACGCAGACCGGATGCAGATGATTGAACGCTCCCGCAATGATGCGAAGTCACAGGCTGAAATTGCCGGTGGAAACGCCGCAAGTCAGGCTTTCAACATGGACACGCAACGCCGGAAAGATGCGATTGCCGAAATGCTGGCGCAACGGCAAACCCCGCTGAACGAGATTAACGCTCTGATGAGTCAATCTCAAGTCACAAACCCGTTCGCCATGCCGGGAGCCGCGCAAAACTCCAATATCGCCCCTGCACCTGTATTCGGCGCTGCTCAGGCTGGTTACGGCGCTCAAGCGAACAATTACAACGCACAGCAAGCACAGCAAAACAGCATGATGAACGGGCTATTTAGCCTCGGCTCTGCATTCATTGGGGCGTGATATGGCAAAAGACTTATATGGCCTTACTGATAGCGGCATAGACCCATCTTTGTACGCAGAACAACGTGGATTAAACAGACAAGAAGCAATCCAACGAGCCATGCTGCAACAGGCTATGGCGGCACCTACTGGATTGATTGATGCCGGACAATTCAAAGTAGCCAGATCGCCGCTTGAGGGTGTTGGAAACATTGCTAAATTGGTCATGGCACAGCGCGGGTTAAATGAAGTTGACAAGAAGTTTGCCGAGTTAGGTTCACGCCAAGCGCAAATGACCGCTGACGAAGTACGCCGGTATCAGCAAATGAAAGCTGGTACGCCGGAAGTACCCGCGACTCCTGCTGTTACTGATGTAGCGCAGACCAATCAAAGCATGGACACGTTCGACCCGCAAGCGGCTGTTGCTGGACAAGCTGCCGTTCCAGGCAATGCTAGGGGCGCTATTGAAATGGCGATGCTGTCGCGTAACCCGATGTTGCAAAAGTTGGGTGGAATTGACTACGCTGCGATGTTGAAACGAGAGGAGCCGGTAACGCTTCCAGAAGGCGCACAACGTATTGGGCCTGATGGCAAGATCATTGTAGAGAACAAGAAGGATTTTCGTCCTCCTGTTGCTCCAGACTTCAAAATTGGCGAACTCCGCAAAATGAAGATGGGACGCAATGAGGTTACGCAAGAATATCAAGGTGGTGGCGTTTGGAAGGAAATCTCCAAAGGCGAACTTGATAAACCAGCTTCCACTACCGTTATCAACCCTCCCGCAATTACGGCGGTAACTTTGCAAGACCCAAATAACCCTAATGCGACTATCGTTGTTGATGGTCGTAGCGGTAGAGTTTTGGGTGCAGGGCCGAAATTGACTGAAACTGGAAAGTCAAACTTCAAACAAGCAACCACGATGCAGGGTATTGGCTCTGATTTGCAAAAAGCCGAAGATTTGCTTCTTGGGCAAGTACGCGATTCAGAGGGTAACGTAACCAAAGGAAGTCTGCCAACTGGTAGCGGAATTGGCTCAGTTGTCGATTCAGCAGCAGGACTTTTTGGAATGTCGCCATCTGGCGCAAAAGAAGCCGATGCGCTCAAAGTTGTGGCCGGTAAGTTGATTCAGAAAGTGCCTCGCTTTGAAGGCCCGCAGTCTGACAAAGACGTTGCCTTGTACAAGCAAATGGCTGCTGACGCTGGAAACGAAAGAATCCCACGCGAACGCCGTGTTGCTGCTGTGCAGAAAATGCGTGAGATTTACTCTGGCTACGAAGATGGCGCTAGAGGACGTTTGGTGCAAGATCAAATTACCCCAAGTAGGCCGCAAGCCCCTGCTGGCGGCGCATCCGGTGGTTGGTCGGTGGTTAAGTAATGGCAGATCAAATCTACAAAGTCAAAGACCCTAGCGGGGCTGTACGAGAAATTCGTGGGCCTGCTGGCGCTTCTGACGCTGACGTTATCGCTCAAGCGCAAAAACTCTTTGGCTCTGAAAAATCAGCGCCAAAACCTGTTGCTCCGGTAGAAAACTTCTACCCTGCTGACAAGAGCGTATTTGACTTTCCTGTAGCAAGGGGTGCTGCCAATGTATTAAGTGGCATGACCGGAACTATGCGCGGGGCAGCTAATTTACTCCCCGGCGATGTTGGAAGCAAGATATGGCCTAAATCTCAAGATGACAGCGGTTTTGAGACTGTTGGAGCCGTTTTAGACCCTGTTGCATGGGGCATTGGTGGTGCTGTAACTAAGGCTCTCCCATACGCAAAGGTTCTTGGTAGTGGTGTTGTAAATGCCGGAAAAGCCATTGCAAAGAACCTGACTGGTGGCGCTGTTGCTGGTGGTGCTGTTTCAGGTTTATCAAGCAGCGGTGACGCGCAACAAACAGGAGAGGGCGCGGCTGCTGGCGCTGTTATCAATGCCCTATTGCCTTCCGCTATTTCTGCTGGTGGCAAAACTGCTGCATTTTTAACTGATGCTGTAAGCGGAAACCTTGCAAAGATCAAAGCAGGTAATGTAGTTAGGCAAGCCGCAGGCGCAGATTTACCGGCAGTCAAGGCGGCGTATGCTGCTGCCGCTCCGGGTGAAACAGCAACGCAAGCCACGGCAGGATTGAAGCGCGATACGTTGGATGCGCTTGGAAAGTTTGCGTCTACCGCCGATGAAACCAGTTTTTTCAGCCGCCAAGCAGATGCAGAAAAGCAGGCAATGATTGATGCCATTCGCAAAATTGCCGGTGGTGCGACTCAGACAGAAGCGATTAAGACAGCAAGTAAATCAAAGGATGCGCTAAACCGGATTACTACGCCGATGCGTGAAACGGTTGGTCATGCTGCTGATACGGCTGGAACGGTTGGCGCTAGACTGCAAAGCGAAGCAGACCGTATGAGCGGGTTTGCTGCTGATAAGGTTGCTGACGTTCGACGCCTTGAAGCGGCAGGACAACTTGCAGATGAAAGCGCAAATGCCAGTGGGAAAATGGGCATTGGACAAAGCGTACCTGAGATATACGGTATGCCAAGAGTTCCAGGAAGATACAGTTATGGCACTGAATTGGCTAAACGCGCAGATGAAGCATCACAAGGCGCGGCAGACGTATCCTTGTTAGGTGGTCAAGCGGCACGATTTAAGCAAATGCAAGCCGATAGCATTGCCGCATCTGGATTAAAGCCATTAGAAGGTGCGCCGCTTATCCGTGAATTGGACGCAATGATTGCCAATCCAAAAATCGGCTCTGAGACAATGCAAGAGAAGGTTTTGACCAATGTTCGTAATCGCATGGAGCAATGGACAAAGGAAAACGGAACGATTGATTTTGATGCTCTTTACGGCATTCGCAAGAGCGCGGTAAATGACGCAATAGAAACGCTAATGGGCGCTGCTGACCCAAAAGCTAAAGCGACTGCTGCTGCTGGCATTCTAAACAAAATCAAACCGTCAATTGACGCTGCTATTACAAAGGCAAGCGGCGGCGGCCCTGAATGGGCAAATTATCTTGCTACTCACTCAGCGGGAATGAAGGCGATTGACCAACAAAAGATGGGCGCTAAAGCTCTTGGAATGTTGGAAACTAACCCCGCTGGATTTGAAAAACTTGTGTCAGGGAATGACCCTAAAGCGGTAAGAAAGATATTCGATACTGAGTTTGATATTGCAGCAGCAATGGGCGACAAGATCAAGCCAATGCAGGTTGTATCAGATGCTCTTGCAAGAAATAGAGGCATTGACGAAGGCGCAAATAGAGGCGGTCAAGCCTTGCGCGGAATCATTGAACAGAACACTCCATCATTCAAACTGATGAATTTGCTTGACCCTCGCATTGCCATTATCAACAGGGTTTTAGGTGAAGGTGAAATTCGCGTTGGTGAAGCAATGAAAAAGAACCTGATTGAAGGAATGAAGTCAGGTAGATCAGCAGAAGAACTAATTAACGCATTGCCGCTATCTGAGAGAAACAAGGTGGTAAAGGCGCTAGTTGATGTGCAGGGCGGTATGTCGCAATACCCAACTAGAGCCGCAATGGTCGGCAAAACGAATCAAGGAGAACGATAGTGTCACTTAATGGCTCAGGCGTATTCACGGTAAACAGCGCAGGCCAACCAGTGGTTGCCGCTACGCTGATTGACGCTACAGTATTCAACGCATTCACGGCAGACGTTGCTACTGCTCTATCTACTGCGATGTACAAAGATGGACAGCAGACGCCTACGGGGAATATCCCTATGGGTGGCTTCCGCATGACAAACATGGGAGCGGGCATTGCTGCAAGTGATAGCGCGGTGTTATCGCAGCTTTCAAACGGTGCGGCGGTGTATGTTTCAGGTGTGGGTGGTACGGCGAACGCTATTACTTTGACGCCTTCCCCGGCTATTGCTGCTTACGCTGCTGGACAGATATTCCGCTTCATCGTTGGCACTACGAATACTGGTGCGGTGACGATTGCAACAAGTTCCTTGACTGCAAGAAACCTCAAAAAGCGCACTTCGGGCGGATTGGTTGCCGTAGTTGCAAATGATCTTATCGCTGGATGCGAATACGCAATTTACGACGATGGCACACAGTACATTCTTGAGGGTGTCCGTGTGTACTCTCAAGGCGCTGACGTATCCTCTGCCGGAACGGTGAACCTAAATACCGCTACGGGAGATTATTTACACATTACCGGCGTTACCGCTATCACGGCGATTACCCTTGCTCAAGGGGAAGAACGAACAATCGTATTTGATGGCATTCTGACGTTCACGCATGGGGCGAGTCTGATTCTCCCTGGTGCTGCGAATATAACCACTGCTGCCAACGACATTGCTGTAGTAAGGGGTGAGGCTTCCGGTGTTGTGCGGTGTGTAAGTTACATCAAAGCAAACGGTACTGCTGTTGTTGTTGCTACGCCAACGGTTACTACTGTTTGTGCTGCTGTACGGCAAACTGTTTCTGGTGGGCCTACTGACTCCAATGGTTTACCTAATCTTTCTGGCTCAACCGGCTCAACTACTGTTACCACTTCAAACATTGCAAGCAGCGCACCTTTAGCGGTAGCGGCGGCATACGGATTTGACAACACTACCGGAAAGGCTTTGGACTATTTCGGGTTTAGCACTTCAAACTTGTCATGGACAGGTCTATCAACGGACGGAACAATGTATTTGTACGTTGATGTAAACCTTACCACTGGCGCTATTACTACTGGAAGCGTTACTCTAGCCCCTACCTACCAATGGGGTGGTACTTACAGCACTACCAACAACCAGCACACGTACAATATTCAAGAAGGCGTAATGAAGGTTGGTAATGGTGCAACAGCCTCACAGGTTGCCCGTGTTTTTGTTGGTCAAGTAACGGTTGCTGGTAGTGTAGTAACGGCAATTACTTGGTACGCATATAACGGGCGCTATGTTGGGCCGTGGGTTGCAACACTTCCAGGAATTTCTACAAAAATTTCGCAAAACCACAATCTTGGTGTTTCGACTAGTCGCGCCGCGCTACAGGTTCTTTGCACAACCACTGACAACGGTTTTTCTGTTGGGGATATTTTGGAGGGTGTTAGCACTTCTGAAAATGGCGGCCCTTACTCTGCACCACTTTCGGTTAGAAGTACAACGCTTCTTGCAAGCACCACAACTGGTAACAGAACGGCTTGGATAGTAATACCCGAAACTGGTGGAAGTTTTGGTTCAATGACTGCTGCATCGTGGTCATATCGTTTTTTTGTTCAAAGAGGTTGGTAAAACTTAAAAGGATAAAAATGACTTCACCAGCCGACCCCGTAACGGTTTCAACAACTGCCGGGGCAATGGTAGTTGCCGCAAGCACTGTAAACGGGGCATATCCTGTTGCTGTGATATTCGCCTCGCTCATAGGCGCAATTGTCTGGACGCTTGTATCAAAGCCTGAAAACTTCTACTCTGCAATGACTACTCTAGCGGTAGGTTCATTTGTTGGCGTATTTGGCTCCCCTGCTGTGCTTGCTTTTGCAAAGGGAAATACCGACTACAAGTGGATTGAGCAAATGGACAGAGATCATGTTGCAGGGCTTTTAGCACTTCTTGGAAACCTTATATTGGCTCTTGCCGTTAAACTCATTGGCGCTAAAGGGGGCGCAAAATGATATTGCATTGGTGCCTTCTAACCGTTCTTTTTCTGTTTGCCGCTCGATTCTTCTACAAACTCAAATGGAATGAATACCCCTCTCTATTCCTTGCCTCCGTGGTTATGATAGCTGCGCTTTGGATGCTGCGTAAAGGCCCGACAGAGGAAGGTACACTATGCCTAATGCTGGCTTTTGCCATTGGCGGGCTTAGGTATTTGTGGCATGAATTGTGCGATTGGATGCGGGCGCATGGCTACATGAAAGACCATCGCTATGTAGAGCGCCGGAAAAGCAACGTGCACCGGCTGGAATCGGATGAGGGAGACTTTACCCGCGCTATTCGATCTGTTCAAAGGAAAACCGCATGATTACCCGCGATGATTACTTTATGGGGCGCGACAAGAAATACGCCTCAGAATTGACGCCAGAAATTGAGGCGAACGCGCAAGTAACCATTGACCGTGCAAACCGGCTGCTGACGTACTATTACGATGCAAACCCCGATGCGAACCGATGCAAGGTAAATTCTGGCTGGCGTCCTGCTGCGGTAAATGCCTCTACTCCCGGCGCTGCTAAGAAGTCTAAGCACATGCTAGGGCAAGCGGTAGACCTGTCAGACGATGGAAGCCTTTACCAATGGTGCGAGGAAAACCAGCCGATGCTGGAAATGATTGGCCTATGGATGGAAAACGAGCGAGATACGCCGACTTGGTGCCATCTGCAATCAATCGCGCCTGGAAGCGGAAACCGGATTTTTTACGCTAAATAATGCCGTTCCTTCTATCCCTGCTAACCAACAAGTTTGCAATTATTGGGATTGCGTTTGCGCTGGTTATCGGTTTTGGAGCCGTACAAACGCACAGGTTCAACGCAATTACCGCAGAGTACGAATCCTTCAAGGTAGCAACTAAAGCGGCTGGAATCGCCGCACAGCAAGCCGCAGACGCCAGGATTGCCGCAGACAAGGAACGAAAGGAACAATCAGATGCAAAGTACAAAACTAGGATTGTTGCTCTTGCCGCTAATAATGAGCGCCTGCGCATCGAGCGTGCCAATCGCAGTGAATTGCCCGCCTCCCCGCCCAATACCAAATGTCCTGATGGACTCGCCTGTTTTGACCGAGCCATCCTTAGCGGAGCGTTACAACGCCTTGATGCAGGAGTTTCGGGAATCATTGACGAAGGCGATAAGGTAACGCTGCGACTCAAGTTGGCGGTTGAGTGGGCGATGCTACCGGACTATCATGGTAATAAGTAAGGCATGCCTCATAATTCAACCAGCCTCTCTCGCCATCCGTTCAATGCGTGATTTCATTCCCCCTTCGGCATCTGCGCCTTGATTGCGTCTAGGCATGCGTTGTGTCCGACAACTCTGCCAACTTCAATTGGCGGCGTATGCGCGTCATAGGTTTTGCGCTCCGGCAGCTTCACCTCCGCGCCTGAGATGTCAACTTTGCTGGCGGCGAGAAAGTTATCCCAATAGGGCAAAGGCTTCGGCACAACCTTCCCGCCCACTGAGCCATCCTTGTTCACCACTTCGCCAGTGTCGGCGTCTACGGGGATTAGTACGATGCGACGGGTCATTGCGCAGCCTCAAAGACAGGCATCAATGTTTTGGACATGCCACCCGCAACCGAAGGCGGAAACGAATAAATATATTTGTCAGCATCTTTTTCCGTCTTGAACAGCATTACCGACACTTTGTTCGCAACTGCCCACACGTGCGGGTAGGGTACTTCTTCCATCACACACCGCCTTTCTTCATCGTTTCCCATTTGGTGAGGAGTTGTCGCACTGGTACTGCGTAACGTTCTTCGTAGCATTCTTCAAGCTGCGTTGCCAACTCCTCGCACATGAGTTCCAGTTCTGCCATGTCATCGGGGTTTACAACTTCTCCCCCTTCTGCTGTGTGCCAGTATTTAGCGCGGTCAGTAATCGGTGTGTTGCTCACAGTGGTTTCTACTTCATTGCTGCGTCGATTGCTGCGTCTAGCGGATATTCGGTATTGTCTGAGGCGTGATACCAAATTCGCGCACCGGATAAGACAGGGCCATTTTGTTCAGCAGGGTTGTAGTGCGTCATGTTTTGACGCAACCACCGATACCGCTCCGCATCTGCTTTCAACGCATCACGCTCGGCTTCCAACTCTGCGATGTGATTAGCCTGCCGTGCGGTTGTGTCGCGGTAAAACTGCTTCCTGCGCGTTTGCTTTGCTACCTCTTTACTCAGGCTGGTGAGTGCGTCGGCTGCCTCACATAGTTTTACGTCAATCTTCGGGTCAATCTGGTCAAACGCATGTCTACGCAACCATGCGCCCAACTCCGCAACATCAGGCTCAACGCCGTGTGCTTTGTCACGAAACTCCGCAACTGCATCGTAGATGTCTGGTTCATCAGGCACACCAACAGCAGTATTGGTAGCTACAGTGGGCCTTTCGGCCTGGATCGTAGTTCCTTCTGCTGTGGTGTGTTCGGCGTATAGCTGCGGGCGCGACTTCGCCCAATCCTCGTAAGTCTGCTCGACTCTTGCTATGTTCGCAACCGGCTCCGGTGTTGCTTGGGCTTGGGCGCGAAGAAACTTGGCAACTGGCTCGCCAAACTGCTGCACCCATGCTGTGCAAGAAATGGAAGCGCCAAACGCATTTATTCCCGGCCCGCCACGCGCTCCGATTAGCACCGTTTCAAGCGCCTCTGCCTGCGCTAGTAGTTCGTTCTTGGTCATACTTTCTCCTGTTGGGTGGGGCGGCGGGCTACCTTCGTTTTTTCCGTACTGTCTTGCCCTAGTGGGCGATCCTTTCACGAGATTGCACCCCTGCAATCCAACTCAAGTCATGCGCCGCCCCGTTGATCTACACAACTGCAACAATCACCACAGCCGCAACCAAAAACCAGAGCTTGAACCAGTGATTAAAGATAAAGCGTTTCATTCAGCCGCTTTCCATCCAGGCTTAATCACGCCATTCCGAAGGCCGGAATACTCTTTCAGCACCGCCCAAAGGTACAGTTTTTCGCCGTTGTCTGTGATTCCCGAAACTTCATCGAAAGCGCCAGGATTATCGCCAGCCTCAAACTTTGCAACGGACTTCTTGGCAGCATCGAACAACTCAAAAGCGCGTGATTCCTCAATTTCGTAGTGTTCAGTCTTGGTCAGCGGATTAACCAATTTCGGAGCAGCTTTAGCCTCTGCCTTAGTGCGAACAGGCTCCTCTTCGCCGTGCAAATCGCCTTTGTGCCACAAGTCCAAAGCAGCACCAAACCGCATTGCAGCATTGCGAAGGGCATCTCCGATACGCTCTTTTGTTGCATTTCCTCCTGTTTTGCCCTGAGCATCGCCGTACCCCAAGCGGGTAACGCCGCAGATGGTCAGGCGAATCCACATCCCACCATCTTTATCAATTACCGGCAAGCCATCAGTACCTACTGCAAGCGGCTCCCATGACCAGTTAGGGTCAACGTCAAGCAAGCGGTCTGTAAGCGCGGCATGGCCCACATAATCAAGATGCAAGGCCGGTAGACCGTGATACCCGCCGCACTCGTTGCATTTCCCCTTCGGGCTGTCTGAGCGGTACGGCTTTGGGAGTTTGCTGATCTGGTGCGGCTCAAACGGCTTCCGCAGTAGTGCGAGGTTTTCAATCACGGTTTCGCTCCTGTTTCAATTGCCCATGCTAGGGCGGCTTTTTCCTGCGCGGAATCACGCGCAATATCTTCCAAAAACTCCATCAGAGACTCCTGCGCGGCGTAACGATCTTCCGGCAGTTCTTCCGGCTCAATCCAGGGCGGGAAATTGTCGGCGCTCATTTCTTGTTCTCCACGTTAATGTAACCCGCCACAGTACCGCACTTGAGGCTAACGGCTTTGGCCCCTTGCGTTACGCCATCCAGCCGTGCCAATTCAATCTTGGCGCGGTAATCGTCCTGCATACTTTGATACATCAGCAGCAGCGCAAAGAAACACGCGCATAACAGGCAGTCTACGAGTGTTTTCATGCCCACAACCTCGCTGCATCGTTCAAAGCGTTGTCGGCAGCCCGCGCAGCAATCAGGCCAATCTTGAGGAACGGCGCATTGTCGCTGCCAACTGCAAACATATTCGGATTGGCTTTCAACTGCGCTGCCAGTTCGCGGCAAACCGCATCGGCAATTTGGAGTGCTGCTTCGTCAATCCACTGTGACGCTTGACCTGCGGCAAACTCATCCAGCATCTTCTCGTAGCCGCGCTCTAGCGCCATTTCGGACGCAAGTTCTTCATCGCGCCGCCATGCTTGGTATTCTTCTTCAAAAGCATCCATGATTCCTCCTGTCTAATTGGTGGGGCGGGCCACCCCGTTAATGCTGCCCGAAAACCAACTGCGGTACTACGCACTGCGCTTGATTCTCTACTCGGCGGCAATCTACCTAAGTTATTTGCCTGTCTAGCTGCCCCGGTACTGTTACTTCCGGCGCTACTGCCTAGAACCGTTTGCATCGCGGCGCTTTCGCTACCGTAGACAGATATTGCGCCTTTTCACAACCCGTTGTCAATACCCAAATGCAAATATATTTTAGCTAGGCAGTTGACAAGGAGTTGTGTATGTGAGTAAATGCGGCATGGACTACAAAACGAAACTCAAGCAATGGGCATCGCGCAAGAATGAAATGCGTAAGATGCTTCGGGCCGGAATGTCAAAAGCCGATGTAGCAAGGCATTTTGGCGTTACCCCTCAACGTGTCGGCGCAATGTTTGCGAAGGCTAAATGAACCTCCTGGTCGCAGCCTTCGCAGGCGCGACTTTGCGCCACTCGACTCCGGTTGGGTGGCGCTTTTTTTATTCGGTGATATATGCGTGCTGCTAAGGTAGACGCAAATCAAAGTGAAATTGTGCAAGCCTTGCGCGAAGCTGGCGCTACTGTTCAGCACTTACACAAGGTTGGTCAAGGTTGCCCGGATTTACTCGTAGGGTACATGCGGCGCAACTACATGCTTGAAGTGAAATTGACCAAGACATGCTTAAACGAAATACAAGTGAAATGGCATCGCAACTGGTTTGGACAGGTTGCGATTGTTCGTAGCGCAGAGGAAGCATTACAAGTGATAGGGGCGACAAATGGAAACTAAGCAATACACAACGATTGACCGGATTGAAAAAGGTTGGCCGTCTGGTGAATGGGATGGGGGACCAGACAAAGTGCAATGGCAAGATGAAACTACAAAAATGCCATGCCTTGCTGTTCGTAATAGTTGGAATGGTAATTGGTGCGGATATGTCGGAGTTTCCGAAACGCATCAACATTACGGCAAAAACTACGATGACGTTGACGCCGATGTTCATGGTGGTTTGACATTTGCCGACAAATGCCAGCCTAGCAATGACGAATCAACAGGGATTTGTCATGTTCCAAGTGCGGGGGAGCCTGACCATGTTTGGTGGTTTGGATTTGATTGCGCTCACGGTGGAGATTACGGCCCCGGTGATTTGAAACGTTCGCAAGAGCGAGGTTATCCGTTCACAATTTGTGCAGATGAAGAATACCGCTCTTTGTCGTATGTGAAGAATCAGTGTGCAAAATTAGCGGCACAACTTGTTGCCAAATAGCATGGACATTCTTAACTCACTCCTAATCGGCGGCATAGCTGCCGCTGGAGTCTACGGTCTGGTATGCCTGTTATCTGCCGCTTGCGACCTAAACGAGACAATCGAAGAACGGGCCGAACGGGAAGTTTTGGAGAAGATGGATGATTAGCGATCAAGAAGTAGAGAAGGCTTTGGACTACATGCGCGACAACGCAACCAAAGCAGCACAAGCGCGGGCTAACCTTGCTTACATGGACGAGTTTCGCAAGGTGCTAAAGGGAACCATCATGCGCGAGAACCAGACGCTTGCACTTGGCGCACAAGAAGCCATAGCGTATGCCGACCCGCGATATGCTGAGCATTTGAAAGCAACGCAAACGGCTAATTTTGAGGATGCCCGCTGGCGCTTTACGATGGAAGCTGCAAGGGCAAAAATTGACGCATGGCAGACACAATCGGCTAATAACCGCAAGGGCATATGAATCATTTTGTTATTAGCTCCAGTTACGGCAACGATTCAATTGCTCTCATTCAATGGGCTTATGAGCGCGGATTTCGTGGCGTTCAAGTTGTCTATTGCGATACTGGGTGGGCGTCTCCAGGCTGGCCTCGTCGCGTCATTGAATGCGAACGGTTTGTGAAAGGTTTGGGATATACGCCGGTACAAACTAAGTCAATTGGCATGGCTGAATTAGTGCGAATCAAAGACGGATTCCCAGGAAACGCGCAGCAGTTTTGCACAGCACACCTTAAGGGCTTGCCGTTTGCTGAGTGGATTGACGAGTTTGACAAGAATTACACGGCAATTGTGATGATCGGTAAGCGCCGCGCCGAGTCATTTGCGCGACGCAACACACGCGAGATTGTTGGTGAAGGTTCGGATTTTCATGGTGGGCGCAAGTTATGGCACCCGCTTTATGGGCATTCAGACGCACAACGCAACGAATTGATTAAACGCGCTGGCTTTGATGTGTTGCCGCATCGCTCCCTAGAGTGCAATCCATGCGTTAACGCAAACAAAGAAGATTTGCTGCGGCTGACTGCTGGCGAAATTGAGCGCGTAAACGATTTGGAGGTAGAGATTAACCGTACGATGTTCCGCCCAAAGAAAAAAGGCGCACTTGGCATATACGGTGTAATTCACATTGCCAAACATGGCAAGGGAGATTTTGACGAAGAAGTAGCGGCTTGTGATTCTTTGTTTGGTTGTGGGCTATGAGCAAAATACGCCAAAGCGCCAAAGGTGAGGATTGCACTATTCGCATTCCCGGCATCTGCAATTTCAACCCTGAAACCACGGTGCTATGCCATCCGAACACGCACAGAGCCGGTAAGGGGAAGGGATTGAAAGCGGCAGACGAACTCGGCGCTTATGGATGCTCAAGCTGCCATGCTGCCGTAGATGGGCAAGGCGTAAGGACAGAACACGACAGGGATTACATAGAACTTTGCTTTTGGCACGGCCACGCAGAAACTTACCTGAAACTTAAACAGAAAGGATTGGTTTGATATGGATTTGCTAACTTTGATATGGATTGGTTTTATCGTATGTTTTGGATGTTTTGTCGTTTCTGCGGGTTTGTCAGATATTGGTCGTGGTTTGCACGCAATAGCTAAATCAATGGAGAGAAAATGAAAAAATCACAAGGCGAACGCATCCTGGCCCATCTCAAAGCTGGCAAAACTCTCTCCGCAAAACAAGCGGCTGAGAATTTTGGCTGTTACCGGCTTGGGGCGAGGATTATGGAGCTTCGAGAAGCTGGTTATGACATTGATGGAGGTTGGGTTCCAGCAACTTCAGGCCGTGCAGTGTTTAAGTATTGGATGCAGGCATGAGCAAAACTCCTGAAAAGTTGTGTATTTTTTGCGAGCATTTTGATTGGGAAGGTGTCGGGTATGTTCATTATTCAACACTTACTGGCGGTGATGACACTGGCGGGGCAACCTGCAAAAAAAACTATTACTTTGAGCGCCGACCAGACAATCAAAACGAATTACGTGCAATTTTTCTAAAGGCTGAGAAATGCACAGATTATTCGCGTGAAGGAAACCTATGATCCGCGCCAACGTATCCCCCCTTCTAGCCGCTTTTACAGCCCTACGCGCCTCTGAAACAGCCGAGCGCAACGGAGATACCGCCGAAGCCATGAAACAGGCGCTAGAAGCCATTGAATCGACCCAGGCATGGCGTGAGCAATTGAGGGAAGCTGAACTGTTTGCCAACCCGAATAAAGCGGTGGTCAAGATCATGGATTGGCGGTATGGCCCAAATGCTGTGAAATTTTGATTGACGCCGCGCAAAAGGTTTGATAGGATGACAACCATTGAAAGCACAAGCACGGTGGCTCCGTGTAGTGCATGCAAAGTAGCAGACCCGCTAAGCGGGTGTTTTAAGGTTGTGGGTTTCGGCGTGCCTTTGCAGCGCGAACGAGACCCGGAGAAGCCCTCCACCTTAAAGCATCCTCTTAGCGGGTTTTGCTTTTGGTGCAGGGGTTTTCCGGCCAGAGAGTGCGGAACGTCGGTGGCTCTTTGGTACAGCTATCCCTTACACGAGCAAGCTAAAGGGGAAACGGTGGGCGAATTGCTAGAGCCGAGCGGTAGGCCGAAAGGCTGCAAGTCTGGCAAGCGCAGTGCGAGGGGATGGCTCCGGAAAGCACGAAGCGTAAGCGTTACTTTAGATGTTATGTCTACGGTAAAGGCTGCGCTTTGCTCAGAGATTCACCAGAAAGCATAAAGAAGTAAAGGATTGAGATATGAACGTGGTTAGCTACGGCGGCGGAACAAACTCAACCGCAATGCTTATTGGCATGTGGGAGCGCGGTATTGCTGCGGATTTGATTTTGTTTGCGGATACGGGTAGCGAAAAGCCGCATACATACCAGCACATTCAAGAATTTTCTGATTGGCTGCAATCAAAGAAAATGCAAAGAATAACGATGGTAAAAAGTCGCGCACCGCAAACCGTTATTGACGGAAGTTTAGAGGCTGAATGTTTGCGTAGAAAAGCGTTGCCCTCGATTGCGTATGGATTCAAAACTTGTTCACAGAAGTGGAAACGTGAACCTATCGAAGCGCATTTGAAATCTGTTGGTGTTGTTGAATATGCACAATACATAGGATTTGATGCCGACGAGCCGCAACGCGCTAAGCCATATCCAAACAACCGTTACCCGCTGATTGAATGGGGATGGGGCCGCGATGAATGTATTGAAGCAATTGACCGCGCTGGCGTTACGCGCCCCGGTAAGTCTGCCTGTTTTTTCTGCCCATCAAGTAAAGCGTATGAAATTCTGGCGCTGCCCAAAGACTTGCAAGACCGCGCTATTGCAATGGAGAAAAACGCGGAACTTACAACGGTCAAAGGGCTTGGCCGAAACTACGCATGGGCGGAGTTAATCAGGGCAGATCGGGCGCAGGTTGATATGTTTAAGAGCAACATTGACATAGATTGCGGATGCTATGACGGTGAATAACGAATTTGACGCATTCTGGGCCATCTACCCTCGCAAGTGTGCAAAGGGTGACGCACGTAAGGCATGGAATCAAACCGCATCAATCCGGCCTGATATGGACACCCTGATAGCCGCAGTTAAAGCGCAGTGTAAAAGTGAGCAATGGCGCAAGGATGGCGGAACCTACATACCTTATCCGGCTTCATGGTTGCGGGCTGAAAGATGGGATGACGAGACAGAAATTTCCCTGCCAAAGCCTGAGAAAGTGCGCGACAGGTTCGACATTGCAAACGAGAAATTCGCACAAGCTCAAGCAACGATTACCGCAGAGGAAAGAGCGCGAGTAAAGCAGAGATTTGCGCAGCTATCAGTAGGAAAGGCTATTCCGTGATTCAATACCGCATCCACTGCATAACATGCTGCGACTCACTGGTATTCGGCTCAGAGGCTCCGGCTAATCCTGGCGCATGTGTAGCATCTAGGGAAATGCGGATGCGTTGCAAGAATTTTGGCTGTAGCTTCACGCTGGAAAAAGAGGATGTAACTTTGGACGATACAGACCGGCTCCGTTTGGGGCTTCGTGAGGAGAGGGTGATAGCGTGAACGTGCGCCTGACCCAAATAGACGGAGCATTGCCAAACCTTGCGCTTATGAAGCTAGGGGCATGGCATCGCGCACAAGGGGATGAAGTTTTCTTCACGCGAAAAATAGAGCCTGATCTTTTTGAGCCTGATTTTGAACGGGTTTACGGGAGTGCAATTTTTAAGTTTTCGGAAGATAGGATTGATAGATTTCAAACGGCATGGCCTGATGCAATCTTGGGCGGAACTGGCGTTATCGGTGGTGGGAATGTCGAGGACATAACCGGAGATTTTGAAGGTTTTGACTATTCAGGCTATCCAGACTTTGACGCATCGATTGGTTTTACGCAGCGCGGTTGCCGCCTAAAGTGCAAATTTTGCGTAGTTCCAACAAAAGAGGGAAAGAACCGCAGCGTAAGCACGATCAAAGATATTTGGCGCGGCGACCCTTACCCAAAAAAACTGCACTTGCTTGATAACGATTTTTTTGGGCAACCACGCGAACAATGGCAAGCAAGGATTGAGGAAATACGAGAAGGGAATTTTAAGGTTTGTTTGAGTCAGGGAATCAATGTTAGGTTGATCGACGATGAAGCGGCGGCGGCTTTGGCTACCATCAATTATCAAAACACGAAATTTAACAGGAGGCGTTTGTATACGGCATGGGATAACTTGAAAGACGAGGTTATTTTTTTCAAGGGCATTGATAAGTTGGAAGCCGCTGGAATACCGTCTAAAAATGTAATGGCATATATGCTTGTAGGTTTTGACCCGCTAGAGACTTGGGAAAGAATCTGGCACAGGTTCAATCGTATGGTTGAGCGTGGCGTTGAACCTTACCCAATGGTGTTTAACAGAAAGCGTTTAGACCTAACCGCATGGCAGCGGTGGGTTATTACGGGTTTGTATCGCTTTGTGCCGTGGCCTGAGTATTCGCAAAAGACAAAAAGCGATGCAAGCGTTAAAGCATTTATGGAGGTTACAGCATGACGAATACTGACTTGGCATATCAACAACGCCGCGCAGCAGAGAAGGAAAAACACCTTGCACTGCCGCGCACGAAGGAATGGAAACCTCTGACCAAGCTACCCGCTGCACCATTTCAACGTCCTACCTATGAGGCTGTAGGATGCACTATTTACAGCCCGTTGGATGAAAGGAAATTGGCATGAAATGGCAACCAATCGAAACAGCGCCGAAGGATAAAACCGTAATTATTTTGGGATTTCTTCCGCATTGGAGTTTGAATGGTTCGCGTCGAGTTTACGAAGGGCGTTGGAGTAAAACACAAAATACGTGGACAAGCGTAAATGGATTTATGATTTTTTCAGAAGCGAGCCACTGGATGCCACTCCCACAACCGCCAGAAAGCGCAGCATGATTGAACCACTTAACCCGCAGATCATCGGTTTGAAGCACAAGCGCAAAAGCCGCTTTCCGTATGTCAATTACAACATTCACAACATAAACCGTGATGAAGGGGTTAGACAGGTGTATTTTCGCTTGCAGCTATCGACAACTCTTTACCAACAGCACACAAAGTTTCCATTTGAGGCTGGAACCTATAGCGGGAAGATCACTACCAAGCAGATGTACCTTGATGCGGCGGCAGCGTTGATTGCACAAGCGGAGAAAATGCCATGAGCTACTTGACCGAAAAAGAAGTTGACGATTTGCAAGCCAGCGATTTAAGCAGGGATACTCCGTTTGCGATTCAAGGCGTGAGCAATACTCAATTGTCGATTGCGCGGCACTATGGCGGTCTGACTTTCCAGAATCAGGCATACACTTACTTCCCAAATACAGACGAGCTAATCCGTGATGATCTTCTGAAACTGGTAACGAAATGGCGCAAACCTAGCAAAGCAAAAAAGGTAGTAGGTGCGCTTGCAGATCAGGGTAATCTCATTTGAAATGCAGATACCGCCTAACGCTACCAAACGGAGACAAGACGCCGATACTAGAAATGCCGCAAGAGGATTGGTTTGCGGGCCATCTGGCGATGCTAGAGGGCATGGGAATCAAGGACAAGGGGCCGGTTCCAGATTCGATCACGGCAGCAGCGATTGTGAAGCGTGTAAATCGGCAATCCCAGGCTATTGCAGCCCAGGATGCCGAGAGTTTGAAGCGTTCGGGGAAACGGTCTAAACGGGCTTAGGCTTGCACAACAGGCAAACAAGATGCCACATGCTAGGGTGCATCTTACGCTCCCCTGCTTGCCACTTCATTGAGGTTGAAATATGCACGTTTAGCAGTTTTGCGAAGGCTTGATGCGTTAGATTTGCAGATATGCGGGCGTTGCGGATTTCTTGGGGTGATGGTGACATAGTTTCCTCAGATTAGTCCGACTGCACAGTGATTGACTGCTATTGCATTCCCGTGGCCCCAACCCGCTCTATGCGCCCGTTCATGGTTAAGGATGCAATTCGTAACTTGCGGGGCCATGCCCGACTTGACGTAGATAACATCCGTCGATTGGTCATAGCAGCCAGCCGCGATTTTGGACTGACAAGCCGCGCCAATATCGGAAAGGTAGATAACCCGTTCGGGGCCGGTTGCAGGTGCGTAGACGTTAGGTATCCAATACGCTTCATAGACGGGCGTATGGAGCGTTGCACAGCCGGTTAGGGCTAGTGAGAGGGTGAGGGCGGCGAGTTTCATGCTGTAGCCTTTGCGAGTGCTGCGCGGGCTTTGTCGTAATTAACTTGTTTTGGGCATGGCTTTTTAGGCCGTTCGATATGTGACATGGCCCACTGCAAAGCCGCTACAAGATCAGCGTTAGACTGCTCAATCTCTTTGGCGTGACGTTCCAAAGCAACTAATTGCCGTTCGCGGTAGTCAACCATCGTGCCGGGGCCAAATGGTACGGCTTCAATAACTTGGTCTACTGTCTGTTTCATTTTTTGTCCTTTTCGAGAACTTGGCGGGCTTTATCTTCGGCAAATGCAGCAGCTATTCGGCTTGATGCGGAAGCATAAACGGCAGTTGCAAGGGAATTGCTTAACGCTTGTTTACAATCTGATAATGCAGATTCAAGCTCTGCAATTCTGGCTTGGGATGCGTACCATTCGGCGGTAGTGTTCATTTTGAGGTTTCCTTTCGATTGAGATTGACCAAGTATTCGAGGATTGGAATAGCTTGATACTTTTCGGTGTTTATCTTTGCGACAATGGCAGGGGAAAAGGTTTCGAGGATTGCCGCGCCGTTTGACTTGTCGCAAATTACCCAAGATGCGGTTTTCATGGGTTAGGCTTTCAGTTGATTGGCGTCAAGGAATGCGGCAATGTAAGCCAGTGGCGTACCGTCATTATCGGGAATGCGAGACTTAGCAACGCGCCGGGTAGTGAGTAAACCGGCCATACTGACAACGGGAGCAGCACCGGGCTTAAATTCAAGCTCAGACGCGCTAAAAAGTTTCGCGCCGGTATAGGGTTTTGCCATGTCGCGCTGGTGCGTCTTAATCCAGTTTGGCAGCATTGCGGAAAGCTTCTTGATGTCGTGGCACTGGCGGGCACGTTCCAGCTTTGCAAGTTCGGCGGGCGTGACTGATTCCCAGGGGCGCAAGCCGTAGCCTGTTGCATAGGTGTCGTGTGTGTCGTCGTCGTATTCGATCATGCTGCGATTCCTTCCAGAATGGCGTTCGCTTTGGCTTCAAAATCACTTTCACGCGCTGCCATGCAATCGCCTTGTACCGGAACAAGATTCCAGCAGGTTTCGCGGATTGCTGTCACGCCACATTTTGCAACAGGCATTTTGGTGCCGGTCAAAAGTTCCATAACCTGTTTTCGGGTTTGTTTGTTGCTGTCACCTGCAAGCCGGTAAACATCGAAATAGAGGGGTTGCAAAAGGCGCAAGGCTTGAATCTGGTTGGCTGTCATGGTCAAAAACTCCAAGTTTTGATAAGGTAACGCGCACCGGCACAAAAGCCGTTAATGCGTGAGAGGAAAAGGGCGTTAGATAGGCGGCGCATGTTCAATAGACCACAATGCCGCGTGTGTAGCATGAATCAACGGTAGCGCCAGCGGGAATATCGCCGGGACGGATAATGTACAAGGCAGCGCCGCGAGGATCACCTTGAATGTATGCCGAAACAGGCGCATAGGGGATAGGCTTGCCGTTTTCGATGATTCCGGCTTGGTGCATGTTGCGACGGTCAATGATGCTTTGCAGTCGCTTTTTAGCGCCGGTTTCGCGGTCGGCAATGGAGAACCTTGCGCGAGGGTCATTGACGCCAAGAAAACGGGAATTGCAATTGACGTAGAAGCATTTTCCGGTGGTTTCGTCGCGTTCGATATATCCGTTACCGTCGCCACACTCCAATTCATGCCAGCGGCGAAGCGTCATGCTGATGCGGCGCAATTTGGCGGCTTCTTCCATTGTGAAACCAAGCGACATCAAAACGTTTTCCTGATGGGTTTGGCGCATTGCTTCTTGTTTGGTCATTTTGTAAGCTCCTGGTTATCTCGCTTAGTGCGAGTGAGTGAATGATATAGACATTGGGTATATAACACAATGACTAAGTTGTAACAATTTGTAACAGGCAAGGACTGTAAGAATAGACAGGTTAAAATTGGCGCATGAAATTAGCTCTTGTAGACGGTGCGCGAGTGTGGGTAAAGCCGCTATCGGATGACGCGAAAGCTAAAGCGTCACGCGAACGGCAGCAGGCCCAGGATGCCAAGAAAACAAAGCGCCGCGACAAGATCAAGGCAGCAAAAAAGGCGCAATGGGTAGAGCAAAAATATCCGCCTCAATCAACCCTATTCTATGATTCTAGAGAATGGCTAGAGTTAAGGTACAAAGCTTTGGCAACCTATGGCGCTAAGTGTCAATGCTGCGGTGCTACAAGGCAATCAGGGGTCGAGATACATGTGGATCACATCAAGCCTAGAAGCCTATTTCCAAAACTACAGCTAAGGTTAGACAATTTGCAGATACTTTGCCGACCATGTAACATAGGCAAGAGCAATACAGATGAAACAGATTGGCGATAAAACGGGTCTATCACTCAGACCGCCGGTAACACGGCATAAAAGCGCTCGAAGCACAAAGCCCGGAAGGGAAGATTGAGCATCAAGGCAAAGCGTAAGGCCCGAAAGGGAAAGCACTGCAACCCTTGATAGTCCGCACGCCAGCGGATTGCAATAAACGATGTAGCTCGGTTTTTTTAATCCGAGTGTTTAGCCTTTGTGCTATGACCAACCATAAGTTAGTAACCACTAACCCTACAAGCGAAAAAATACCGGCCGGAGCCGGTAGAGTGTGGCGATTATTCTACGGAATGAAAAACGCTTCCCACCTTGCCCTGGAAAGTCCATTCACTGCCAGGGCGGAAGTATCCGCGAATTTCACCCTCAATACATTTAGCCTTGACCACTGCACAATCAGTCGGGCCGAAACCTTCCGTAAGGTGCGCGTACTGTACGCGATGACCAGTTGACGGGTACACATCACCAACTATGCGAAAACGTCCGCCATAGTAATGCACTACATCACCACGCTTGAGATTAGATACGCATACTTTTTTCATAATTTACACTCCTGTTAAATCACATCAAAATGTGTGAGTAACGTAAGGTTATAGACATTGAACATAGAATAGGGTTGATTGAGGCGGATATTTTTGCTCTACCCATTGCGCCTTTTTTGCTGCCTTGATCTTGTCGCGGCGCTTTGTTTTCTTGGCATCCTGGGCCTGCTGCCGT